TAGGAAACTTTATGAGTGTAATTCCTCAAATTCGGTGAAACCTGTAAAATGGCAATACCGAGCCAAGCATCGTAAGATGAAGGTGTAACGACTAGACGGGGAACATCTAAACCAAAAGGTATGATGAAGGTATAGTCTAGACCACAAACCGAAAGGGTAGTGAAAACTATAGTGGTAAGAAAATCTCTCAAGCGGTGGTTCGAATCCACTCACGGGTATGAACCGATAAACTTATATAAATAACTATATAATGCGTTTATCAGTATGAAACATTCATATACAATAGAAGAGTTTAAAAGTGCTGTTTTGGGAAGTTATTCTATTGCTCAGACACTCACTAAACTTGGGGTCGCTCCAAAAGGAGGTAACTATAGAGTATTTAAAAAATTTGAAAAACTCTATGAAATAGATACTTCTCACTTTACTGGTCAAGGTCATTTAAAAGGAAAAACACATAACTTTAATACTATTCCATTATGTGAGATATTGGTTAAAGATTATGAGTATAGTTCAAATAAACTTAGAAAAAGATTAATAAGTGAAGGAATAAAAGAACATAAATGCGAATGTTGTGGTCTAAATGAGTGGTTAGGTGAACCAATACCATTAGAACTAGACCATATTAATGGAGACCATTATAACAATATATTAGAAAATTTAAAAATTTTATGCCCAAATTGTCACGCTAAAACACCAACATATCGTGGTAAAAATAAAAAAAGTAAAAAGTCAGAAACTATAAGAACAAAAACTGAAAGAATACGAACTAAAAAAGTTTATAATTGTTTATCTTGTGATATAGAATTAAGTGGAAAATGTAAAACGAATCTTTGCGTTTCTTGCTATTCAAAATCTCAAAGAAGAGTTGAAAGACCACCTATAGAACAATTACTTAGAGAAGTACAAGAAAGTTCTTATGTTGCTGTTGGGAAAAAATACGGAGTTAGTGATAAAACTATTTGTAAATGGTTAAAATAAATATAAGATATTGAAACACAACAATGTCTTATAAGTTTAAAATCACTCACGCATACTGTTGGTATAATCAATGCAGTATGATTGTAAGAATGTATTTTATTCAGGATGTTCCATTTACCTTCGATGAACTTCCTGAAAGCGCAATATATGATAAAGAACTGATTGAAATTGCGAATAAGTATTATCACTATGAACCAGAAGATTTGTATAAAAATTCTTTCTATCTTATAGACGAGGAAGCACATCCTTGTCTTTTTGATTTAGAATTAGAAAATCCAGAAGATATGCCACCTGATGTAGAGTATGAATATGAGAGAGAATAATGAAACCATAAATAAATACATTAGAACCATAATAAAGTTATGAACTACAAGGATCTACAGAATATTGCGTTTCTTTCTCAAGAAATTCTTACCGAATCAGCAACTAAAGAGCACGATGCTTTGGATCGTTGGCCTTATACTTCTCCTTATCTTCAAGAATCAACTGAAGTTTCTGAAGAAAGAGCACCTGGCGTAAAACCTTACGGAGGTGGCAAAGAAGTAGGAGATAAAATGAGAGCAGGTTACGGTATAAAAATTACACCAAAACCACCTTCTGGTAAAAAGGGAGATGGAAGTGGATATGGTGAGGACAAGAAGTTCGCCAAACCCGATGATAAAATTGAAAAGCCAGGAACCACTGTTCCAGAACCAAAGAAAGGTGGATATGGTAGAATTTCAAGAACTATTCCTTATGGCATTGGAGATCACGCAACTCCAACTCAATCAAGAGTTTCTGTAATAGTTAGAAAGGACCCTGGGGCACCAACTTCACAAAAACTTCCACCAGAAGATAAGAAGAAACTAAGTCGTGAAATCATCAGAAAACCAAAGAATGAAGAGTATGATCTCTATGATGTAATTCTTTCTCATCTTCTTGATGAAGGTTATGCTGAAACTGTTGAAAACGCAGAAGCAATTATGGTGAATATGAGTGAAGAGTGGAGAGATTCCATTCTCGGTTGATAATTTGACAAAACTCCAAAAAACTGTTATATATAATATACACAACATTCAAACAATGACTAATCTCCATTCACAACCTAAGAGTGATTATCCGATGAACCGCTGGTTTATTGGAGAGACCCTCTTGGTTGCGAATATGATAAGTCAAAGTTAAAAGACAAATCATAATCAGCAATTAAGAGGGAGAATCCAAAAGGTTCCCCCTCTTTTTTTATGCCTTTTGTGCCAGTTGAGCAACTGGTCGTATGATTTGCCACTAGGGTCCAAACTCTGGTATATTGATTGGGTGGTGAGGGAAGCAGTCCTCAAACCTCCTGTGTGCCACTCACGAGACTGGCACAACCCACTTGACTCCCTCCGGTGTCTGTGGTATTCTAAGGGAGTGGTGAGGGAAGCAGTCCTCAAAGAAACTTGAAAACTGAATATTTACCATATTATATGGGTCAGTAACTCAATGGAAGAGTACCGGGCTTTTAACCTGAAAGTTGTGGGTTCGAGTCCCACCTGACCCATTGACCGAGAATGTCATTAAACTATAGATGATTCAGCAAAAAAACTTTTTTTTGGTAAAAAAACAACATCATCTAGTCTTGGGTGTGTGTCTACTGTTGGCAACGTAGTATCAGTCTGTAAAACTGAAGTGGTTTTTTAGCCTCGGGGGTTCAATTCCCTCCGCACCCATTTGCCGTGGTTCAAAACTTTAGATAAGTCCAGTGGGGCACTTATCAAAAAGTTTTGGTTTAGATTCACGACCACACGGCATATTTGGCTCTATAGTGAAGTGGTCTATCACGCCTACCTGTCTAGTAGGAATCACGAGTTCGAATCTCGTTAGAGTCGTTGCTGATTTGCGCTGGAGCTGATAATCCAGAATGCCGTCAGCATCAAGTTCCTGTCGTCTAATGGTTAGGACGATGCCCTTTCAAGGCATAAACGAGGGTTCAAATCCCTTCAGGAATACCAACGGAATGTAGCTCAGTTTGGTAGAGCATTCGCTTTGGGAGCGAGAGGTCGCAGGTTCGAATCCTGTCATTCCGATTGGAGATTTATCTCCAAACTTATGGGAACATGGTGTAGGTTGGTCGGCACGTATGTCTGAAGAACATGAGGTCACAGTTCGATTCTGTGTGTTCCCATAAGAGGGCGGAAGCAACACACCTCTCTAAAAACGGGTTGGAGGTTGCAAGTTTCCATAAACTTGCCTGATGGAATGTAGCTCAGTTGGTAGAGCACACGGCTGATAACCGTGCGGTCACGAGTTCAAGTCTCGTCGTTCCAATTCCCCTTCGGGGGTTCAACAAGAGAAGTAGTAAGGATAGGTAACGCTGAACCCGTTGCTGAATGGTGAAGCCTTTGTCGGCGTTTCCCCCCCAACCCGGCTCATACCCGGTGCTTGGGGCTCCCCAACTAAAATCTTGTCTCGAAAGGGAAACCGGAACGTAGTCTAATGGTAGGCAACTGGCACTGCCAGATTTATGCAGGTTCGAGTCCTGTCGTTCCAATTCCCTTAAATGGGAATTTTACGGGGTCGAGCATCAGGTAAAGTTTCGTTAGGTAATAGATGTATTACTGCGAAATACCTCTAGAATTGGAAGTGTGGCAGAGTCCGGTTTATTGCAGAATCCTGCTAAGATTCCGTGTCAAGTAATTGGCACCACTGGTTCAAATCCAGTCACTTCCGTTGAGAGAGCACCTTGGTCGGTGAGCACGACGGTGTTAGAGGCGGTTCGATTCCGTCCTTTGGCAATGGTGGTTCGATTCCACCTTCTCTCAAATCTGGAGAATTGTCCGAGAGGATTATGGTGCAAACTTGGAAAGTTTGTGTGGATAAAACCACCAGAGGTTCGAATCCTCTATTCTCCGCCAGGCAGTATAGTTCAGTGATAGAACAGAAGATTCATACCCTTCTCGTCGGTGGTTTGATTCCACCTACTGTCATGTGCCATTATCCTAGTGGTTAAGGAACCTGTTTGTGAAACAGGGTAGACGAGTTCAAATCTCGTATGGCACCCCGCCCGATTAGCTCAGTGGCCAGAGCAATTGTCTAGTAAACAATAGGTCATCAGTTCAAATCTGATATTGGGCTTTGTCGGAAGTAATTAATCCGACAGCGTGAAACAGTTGGTCGCACCAACACTATGTTGAGTAGGTTTCACGTTAATGTCTAGGTGGCAGAGTGGTCAAATGCGGAGGTCTGCAAAACTTCTTATCGTGGGTTCGAATCCCACCCTAGACTTTTAATCCCGTTGATTTTCACGGGATTAACTTAATCCCAAGTAGACAAATTGGTAAAGTCACCTCGCTTTGAACGAGTTGTTTGGAGGTTCGACCCCTTCCTTGGGAGCCTGCCCGGTTGATGGAATTGGTATACATACTTGTCTTAGAAACAAGGTTTTGCAGGTTCGAGTCCTGTATCGGGCATTGCCAGTTCCCAAACTGGCACAATCACCTTGAATGTAGTGTCCATAGATGCTACAATAATACGGTAAACAACAAATCAAATGAAACCTTTTCTTCACGGAAGAATTCATGCTAAAAAGTATGGAGGAACTCCGAATGATTATGCTGATATTGATGATTTCATTGATAGTAGCAAAATTGCTTTTCCAGATATTCGTCATAGGGCAATTCTACATTCTTCTTTTGGGTGTTATATTGTCGAACAAATGTTTGGAAGAACAAGAACTAATTCTGCGGGTATTGAATACTCTCCCAGAGATGTTGCCGAAGATCACATTCTTCAAGACCTCGGATTTATTCCTACACCAGAGAATTATTTGAAAAACATGACAGCCGAATCTTGGATGTCAGGTACAAACAAAGGACACAAAAAAGAAACCAAATTCATTTCACTTGCCGATTAATTATTATGAACCAACAAACTATTGACCCCTTTATTCAAGAATATTACGATTTTCAGAATTCTTTTCGTCAAAAAGCACAGGAAAAACTCAAACAAGTTTTCTCTGAATTTTGGGAAGAAAATCCTGCAATTAATGTGATAGTCTGGACTCAATATGCTCCATATTTTAATGATGGAGATGCTTGTGAGTTTAGTGTAAATGATCTACTATTTTCTAACGCATCTGAGCAAGATGATATTGATCAAATAAATGAGTATGAATATGATGGAGAAAATGAGAGTATTTGGTGTGAATATGAATATGGAGTTAAAAAAACTGAAGGTGTAAATGCAGAATCCGTCAAAATTCTGACAAAATTTATGCATAGCGATGCTATGGAAGATGCTCTGGAAATTATGTTCGGTTCCAATAATAAAATCGTTGCCACTCGTGCAGGATTTATTTCTAAAGATTATGAACACGAATAAGTTTTGATTTAATTTGAAGTTCTAGATTTCTAGAATTTTTTGTTCGTGTCCCAATTGGAAGAGGCAATAGACTAAGGATCTATTTGTTGGAGGTTCGAGTCCTCTCACGAATATTCCACTGGACGCAGTGGATTATTTGATATCAGATATAGTAAGTCTTGATGGCGACCTGTATACGAGGTTTGAGGGTGCGATTCTCTCTTTACTAAAATGCCGAAGTGATCCAATTGGTAGAGGTGTTCGCCTCAAAAGCGAAATGTTGTGGGTTCGAGTCCCACCTTCGGTATTGGATTTTATATCCAAACATATACGGGATTGGTCTAATGGTAAGACAAGAGATTCCAAACCTTTTGATGTGGGTTCGATTCCTACATCCCGTGCCATGCCCTGGTAACTCAGTGGAAGAGTGCTTCGCTACGAACGAAGAAGACGGGGGTTCAAATCCCTCTCAGGGTGTTGGACACTTCCCAAAGTGTCCATTGAGACCTCACCACCAACCAAAGGTGGTGTATGATAGGTGAATACGCAAGCAAACTAATGTCAAATCTATTTCTTACCGCAGACCCGCACTTTGGGCACTGGGGTGTATGTAAGTTCCTCACCAATGAAGGAACCAAACTTCGTCCCTGGAACAATCCGGAAGAAATGGATGAAGCACTGATTGAACTTTGGAATCAAACTGTGGGTGTCAATGATAAGGTTTATGTTCTCGGTGATTATGTAATCAATCGTAGGGCACTCAAAACTGCATCACGCCTGAACGGTAAAAAGTGTCTCATCAAAGGTAATCACGATATCTTTCGGTTGAGTGAATATACCGAACACTTTTATGATATTCGAGGTTATCATGTTCTAAACGGCATGATTCTCAGTCATATTCCAGTTCACACCAGTCAGTTGGAACGATTTGGATGTAATGTTCACGGACACCTACACTCAAATCGAGTTCTAGATTCTGAAGGTAACATTGACCCTAGATACTTCTGTGTAAGTGTTGAGCACACCGATTTCAGACCTATTTCTTTGGAAGAAGTAAAAACTAAAATCATTGCTCAGGGTGGAAATGTGGATTTTCAGAAGCACACCTATTAAATGCTTGACAAATAATCATATATAACTTATGATTATTTTAATGGAAAGTTGGCAGAGTCCGGTTTATTGCACTTGTCTTGAAAACAAGAGAGGGTAACACCTCCGTGAGTTCAAATCTCACACTTTCCTTTGTGCCACTTCAAAGACTGGCATATAACACTTGACAAATGAGGCACTATGCATTATGATGTTAAGACAAATGCGGATGTAATTCAGTGGTAGAATGGCTGCCTTCCAAGCAGTTTGTCGTCGGTTCAAGTCCGATCATCCGCTCCAGGGAGATTAACTCAGCGGTTAGAGTGTCTGATTTACATTCAGAAAGTCCACAGTTCGAATCTGTGATTTCCCATTAGTAATCTTATGATTACTATAAATATCTCCAAACTTACATTGTTTTTATGCAAATTAATCTTTGGTATAATGAATCAATGAAGGAATGGAGATGGACATTGGTTGATTCTCAAATGAATATGGAGTCTGGTGGTCAATCAGATTTGAGAATTGCTATGAATGATATAGCAAACACAGTCGAATACTTAATTAGTAAAGAAGACTGATTTAATGGGATGTAGCACAATTGGCAGTGCGGGATGCTGTTAACATCTAGGTTACAGGTTCGAGTCCTGTCATCCCAGTTGAAGTTATAAAACTTCAAATAACGCAGACGAGTGTAAAGGTAGCACGATAGGTTCATACCCTATAGGATGGAGTTCAATTCTCTGGTCTGCCACCAAATAAGGGGTCTTAGCTCAATTGGTAGAGCATTTGCTTTGCAAGCAAGAGGTTAGGGGTTCGATTCCCCTAGATTCCATTGTCCAAGAGGATGAGAAGTCTGATGTTTCGGACTCGGGTTCAATTCCCGACACTTCCATACTCGGGGGTGCCTGGTTTCGACGGAGCATAAAGGTCTTATCTGTTGACGGGACAAGTCCATAAACGCAAACAACATTGTTGCTTTCTCTCGTCAAACCGCATTGGTTTGAACTAAACGAGTGAGGGGGTTATAAGTTTCCTTCTTACCCAAAACTTATATTGGGGACACTTTTTGGAGTGTCCCTTTTCGTCGCAGGGGCATTGATGCTGTGCTACAATACAGAGGTAATCTTTTGAAATTATGTTTGAATCTCTTGTTCCTTTCATCAAAGAACGTCTCACTAAGCATCACGAACTTTATAGTGCTCAATGTAAAGCAGAACTCTGGGAAGAAAATCTTTGTTGGGCATTAAAGCAGGCAGGTTTTGGTAGTGATTGGGAACCAGACTTCAATCATAAAAGTGGACTCGATCAAACTACAGACCAAGGTATTAGTATTGGCAATAAGGCAGGAAATGTAACTAAAAATATCGTTGAAATTAGTGGATCACGATTGACTAAACACAAAACAATTAAAGATAAACTCAATTTCTTGAGTGTAAAAAAAGAGGATTATATTTTTTGTTTGGGTACTGAAAAAGATGAATGGAAGAAAGGAATAAAACGTTATTATTTCATTGTAATTAAGTCTGATATTCTTGATTATCATAATCAACTCTGGGAAGAGACCTATGGAGAAAGGGGTCAATATGCAAAACAAGTAAATGGTTGGAAATGTACTTCTGAAGTATATTCTGCTAAAATTCAAAAGAGTATGTCCCATCAACTTTGGACAACTGTTAAATTAGATTACTGCGAAGAAATTCATGACATTACTATTGGGTGATTGTTTCCCAATTACAAATAGATATTTTGCTAAATAAAATAAAGTAACTGGGAAACTTATGAATGAATCTATTATTGTTCAACTTTACGTTGATGATGGAAAAAGTTTAAGAGAAATTGCAAAAACATTCAATACTAATCACCATAAAATAAAAAAAATTCTGAATGAGCACAATATTGAACTTTCAAAACGAAAAACAAGATCTTTTTCGGAAGAACATAAAAGAAAAATATCAGAATCCCATATTGCAAGAACAAATTACACTAAAGGATATAAACAAAAAAAGATTACGGTTTATAGAAATATGATTTCAAAATTAAGATATGAAATTGATGAATCTTGGATATTTCAATTCAATGACATAGATAAATTAAAATATCTTAATAGATCAATTACAAAGTCAAGAGTTTCTAAAACTTTTACAACTGAAAATTATAAAAACTTTATTGAAAAGTTTTATTATGATGAAAAATTTAATCAGTATTATTCAAGATGGATTGAAACAAATGATAATTGGGTCAAACCTTCATTGGATCATGTTGTCCCCATATCTAAAGGTGGAAACAGTGAACTTTCAAACTTTCAGTATTTGACTTGGTTTGCAAATCATGCTAAAATTAACATGTCACATCAAGAATGGAATAGAATTAAATCTAACATAAATGACTATATTTAATATTCACAAAGAAGATTATGTAGGGGAGATTGTACCTAATAGTTTAGTCAGGTCAGATTGTCTTGATGCTATGAAGTACATTGCAGATGGATCAGTAGATCTGATTCTCTGCGATCTCCCCTACGGTTAGCACTACTGCGTGTAAATGGGATAGTATTATTCCATTGGATAAACTATGGAAACAATATAATCGCATTTGCAAAAAAGATGGTGTAATGGTGTTTACTGCTGCACAACCATTTACGACTATACTCGCAGCATCTAATCTTGAGAACTTTCGTTATGAATGGATTTGGGAAAAACCTCAAGGAACTAACCCTATGAATGCCAAAGTAATGCCTCTCAAGTCACACGAAAACATTCTGATCTTCTATAGAAAGAAACCAGTCTATAATCCACAAATGTGGTATTCAACTCCTTACAGTGGATTCTCCTCAAATACCAGCAAGATCGGTGAGGTTTATGGTAGTGCAAAGAGTAAGCATCGTGATAACCCAGAGGGATCAAGATACCCAAAAACAGTATTAAAATTTAAGCAAGAAAAGGGATTACATCCTACGCAGAAACCTGTAGAAATGATGGAATATTTAATTAAAACATATTCCAATGAAGGTGATGTTGTATTGGACAATACTATGGGATCTGGAACTACTGGTGTTGCCTGTGTGAATACAAATAGAAATTTTATTGGAATTGAAATGGAAGAAAATTATTATAAAATTGCAGAGCAACGAATTTCAAGCACTGTGCCACCTGAACAACTGGCACAACAACCTTCCAATCCACTCACAGACCTGCTATAATTACAGAGTAAATCAAAAAAATCAAATGCGTCCTCTTCTTGCTATTCTTGGAACTGTGGTTGGTGTTGCTGCCGTTGGTGCCCTTGGATGGGGTGTCACATACCACGAACTTATCTTTCAATCATTCTTCAATCCTAAGTTTGAAGATGTCCGTCGTAATACTTTTGAACGCAGTAAATCATTCCGAACTGGTGCTGTTCAAGAGTTGGAAAATATGAGGTTTGAGTATATTAAGGCCGCACCAGAACATAAGAAAGCACTGGCAGACATTATTCGGCATCGTGCGACTGAGATTCCGATTGACGCTATGCCTGCCGATCTTTCTGCTTTCGTTAATACTCTTTCCAACTGATAAAACAATGGGAATGTACACTGAAATCTACATCAATGTAGATTTGAAAAAAGATACACCTGATGATGTCATTGGAGTGTTGAAAGCACTTTGTAGAATTCTACCCGACCAAGAATGTGATGAAGTAATAGCAGATTACCCATCTAGGTGGATTCATCTTTTTTCAAATATGAGTTATTATACTCCCAATACATATTGCCATTCACTAACTTTTGATGCTATTAGCAATCAATGGTCTCTTCTTGGTAAGGGAGACATCAAAAACTACGGTAATGAGATTGAAGAGTTTTTTGAATGGATTATGCCTTGGATTGAGGGTAGTGTTGGAGATTTTATTGGGTATCAAAGGTATGAAGAAGACCAATTACCAACACTTCATACCTTGAAAGAAGTAATACAAACACCAGTGGAAGAACCATCTTCCAATCCACTCATTCAAAAATACGAAGAACTTTATGGGAAATTGGGTGCCACCTGACGAACTGGCACAATAGATTTCCACAGGGGCACCAGATGCCCTATAATACTCTCATACACACACCACGGAGATTTTTTTATTATGGGTCTTGATATGTACCTCTATGCTCAAAAGATCATTTCTTTTAGTAAATGGAGTAAAGACGAAAAAGAAAATGAAGATTTCAATAAACTTGTTGAACTTACTGAAATTGATGAACTCATTGATAAAGAAGGTGGATATATTTCCGCATATGCTGCGGTTCAAGTTGGTTATTGGAGAAAGGCAAATGCTATTCATAAGTATTTTGTAGATAAATGTGCTGACGGTAAAGATGATTGTGGAGAGGTTGTTGTATATTGGGAACAACTTAAAGAACTAATGGATATTTGCGAGAAACTTAGTTTGTCTAAGGATGTTGAACAAGCAAAGGTACTTCTTCCTCCTCAAAGTGGTTTCTTCTTTGGGAGCACTGATATTGATGAATGGTATTTTTCTGATATTGAATATACCTACAATCTTCTGAAAAAGATTCTTGAAAAAATTCCAGAAGAAGATTGTAAGTATGATTTCAGTTATAGGGCATCCTGGTAGGACACCTGACGAACTGGCACAAGACCCCTTCCTCTTCTCCTCAATCCCTGCTATAATTACTAGGTAATCAACAAAATTATGAAACCCTTTATTGCTCTTGCTTCTCTTGCCGTTCTTGGCATTTCTCTTGTTGGATGTGAGTATACTCCCAGTTCTGATGAAATTCAACGTTCACAACAAGAACGCATTCTACAAGAAGGATCTGCTCAAACTGGTATGCCTGCCATTAAGAACTTCCGTGAACGCAAACTCTTGAAGCAAATCATTGAAATGCGTGACCAAGATGGTCTTGTGACTTATACCTACACTGTTCCTGAAACTACTGGTCGTCCAGTGTTTCTGTGCAACTCTATTGGTTATGGTCTGCCTGCTGCCACACAATACACTAATCCACAAAAGACTGAGTATAGTGGTAGCAGTGGGATTTCAACTCTCCCCCAAGCAGACCCGAATGGTCTATTCTCTCCCGAAAGTGCCGAAGGTACTTGGGTGATGTGTACTGACCCCAGTGGTAGTGGAAAGACCCGACCCGTGTATGTTGAACCTCGTGTGATTGTATCCCCCTTCAAACTCTGATTGCTGACACCCCGAAAATTATCCCTTTTTTATGAACAACTCAAAGTTTACAAATCTAATTGCTCCTGCTCTTATTTTCTCTGCACCATTTATTCATACTCCTGCGGTAAATGCTCAGGTGAATATGATGCAACCTGTTCCAATTGTTGCAACTCAACCCGTACAAAATCAAAATAGTGCAGATCCAAATTTGGTCTATACTCTCATCAAAGCTGGTCTAGTTGTCGGTGGAACTGGTGGACTTGTGTTTCTACTTTCCGCCTTTATGTTCCGTAGGGTTGTAAGTACCAACGTGGTTCATATTGTTCAGAGTGGTAAGAATACTGTTCCTTATGGTGCCAAATTGGACGCAGGAAATGTCTATTATGATATTCCCACTTGGATTCCTAAGTTTGGTGTGTCGGTAATCAAACTGCCGGTGAATAACTTTGACCTCTCTCTAAATGATTATGAGGCATATGATGAAGACCGAGTTCCCTTTGTCGTAGATGTAACGGCATTCTTCCGAATTTATGATACGACTATTGCGGCACAACGAATTCTGAATATTGATGAACTACAACATCAATTGAGTTTGATTGTTCAGGGTGCTGTTCGTAAGGTTCTTGCTTCGGACAATATTCATAATATCATGCTTCAACGTGCTACTTTCGGTGAAAGTTTCTCCAATGAAGTAAAAGAACAACTTGCCGAATGGGGAGTTCAGTCCATTAAAAATATGGAACTTATGGATATTCGGGACTCTCATAAGTCTGATGTGATTGCTCGTATTCAGGCAAAGAAAATCTCTGAAATTGACCGCGATAGTCGTATGACTGTGGCAGAGAACAATCGTATTGCTAAGGTGGCAGAAGTTGAAAACCTTCGTACATCGGAGATTTCAAGTGTTGATGCCAACCGTGAGATTCAACTCAGCAGGGAGATTGCGGAGCAACAAGTTGGTGAACGTTCTGCTGCAAAACAGAAAGCAGTGGGTGTTGCTCAAGAACAATCCAAGCAGGAAGTTCTACTTGAACAGGCACGGACTATGGAGAAGGATCTTGCCGTCCGTCGTGTTGAAGAAGTAAAAGTTGCTGAGATTGAACGAGACACTGCACTTGTTCTTGCCGAGAAGGAACAGAAAGTTGCTGCTATTACAAAACAAACTGCACTGGTTCAAGCATCTCAAACTAAAGAGACTACAATTCTTGTTGCTGAAGGTAAACTAGAAGCAGAGAAAAATAATGCTGCTGCTATTCAGGCAACTGGTATTGCAAAAGCAGAAGCAGAAAAAGCACTGCAACTTGCACCTGTGAGTGCTCAAATCACTCTGGCACAAGAGATTGGTACTAATGAATCTTACCAGAAGTATCTTGCACTTATTGAGGCATTCAAAGCATACATTGCCGTTGGCAGTGAGCAGGCAAAGTCTCTACAAAATGCAGATGTTAAGATTATTGCGAATGGTGGAAGTGCCTCTGATGGTGTGACAAAAGTTATGGACATCTTCAGTTCTAAAGGTGGAACTTCTATTGCTGCGGCAGTTGAAGCAATTGCCCAGAGTGATATTGGTTCTGACCTGTTGAACCGTCTGACCAACAAAGCAGAGTGACACTCTGACAACTGGCACGGGGGGGGGGTTCCAAAGACCCCCTAAATGCCCTATAATAACTAGGTAATCAACAAACAAATGACACTTTCAAACAAAGCAATCCAATCACTTGCTGAGGTTCTCGCACCCGAAGTGATTGATTATATTCACGAAGATGAACGTTATGCTGAGTTTTTGATGGAGATTATTCCTGACGCAATTCAAGATAAACTTGGTCCAATTAGTGAAGAACTAATGAATGAACTACCAATGTGCGTAATGGACCGTATTGCTTTTCGTAAGGTCTCATACTAATGAATCCTCAAATCAAACAAAAATGGGTTAGTGCCCTCCGGTCTGGTGAATACCAACAAACTCAACGTTATCTTCGTACTGACAATGGATTCTGTTGCCTAGGAGTTCTCTGTGACCTTTATGGAAAGGAGAACAATGTAGAATGGAACCTTGCGAATAATGGTCACAATTATGAGTTTCAAGAGTTTGAGTCTTATCTTCCTTCTTCTGTTGTAGAATGGTCAGGTATTGAAGAGGTTAATCCTCTTGTTAATGACGAAGAATCAACTCTTGCGAATCTTAATGATAGCGGAAGCACCTTTGAACAAATCGCAGATGTAATTGAACACCAATTGTAAAAATCCAATGAATCCTCAAATCAAACAAAAGTGGGTTAGTGCCCTTCGGTCTGGTGAGTATCAACAAGGTCAATATTGTCTTCGCACAGAAGATAAATTCTGTTGCCTAGGAGTTCTATGTGACCTTTATGGAAAGGAGAACAATGTGGAATGGGACCTTGTGAATGATGATGGTAATTATGAGTTCAGTTATCATTCAGAACGTCTTCCTCTCTTTGTGGTAGGATGGGCAGGTGTTGGAAATGATAATCCTGAGATTTGTGAAACATCTCTTGCGGAACTTAATGATACGGGATCTACCTTCAATGAAATCGCAGATTTGATTGAGGAACACTTGTAGAAATCCAATGAATCCTCAAATCAAACAAAAATGGGTTAGTGCCCTTCGGTCTGGCAAATACCAACAAACTAAAGGTCGTCTTCACGACGAAGATGGGTTCTGTTGCCTAGGAGTTCTTTGTGATCTTTATATCAAAGAGAACAATGTAGAATGGGAACTTGAGGATGATGGTACTTATTATAAGTTCAAATATCATACGGCAGTTCTTCCCCTCCCTGTGGTAGAATGGGCAGGTTTTGGAGGTTATAATCCTTATATTTATAGTAGATCATTAACTCTTGGGAGACTTAATGATGGTGGATCTACCTTCAATGAAATCGCAGATTTGATTGAGGAACAGTTGTAGAACTGGCACAAGGCACTTGACATCCCACCAAAACTCTGGTATGATACATAGGTAATCAACGAAAAGATCAGTCAGCAACACAATACACTTTCACTTTAAGAAAACCGTAAAAAAACTGATCTTGTAATAAAGTTAATTCAGCAACACAACTTGAACTTCTAACTCAAACAAAACATTAACTTGGAGAAAATTATGACTTTCCTGACCGCACTTGAAACTGAACTGAACACCACTGAAACTCTCAATGGTGCCAAAGCATACAAATCCACTCTCAACAAATGTGTAGATCTGTTCGGTAAAATCTCTGCCTGTCGTAATGACATTCCACAGGCACGGAAACTATTTGCTCACGCATATGTGGAAGACCCTGAGACTGCGACTCGTATTCTCTTCAATGCCCGTGATATTCGTGGTGGACAAGGAGAACGGGAAATCTTCCGTAATCTCTTCAAAGACCTTGTGAATGGGAATAGTGAAATTGCCACTAAACTTGTGGAACTCATTCCTGTCTATGGTCGTTGGGATGACCTTCTAATTCTTGAAGGCACTTCTGTCTGGGATAATGTTGTGAATGTTATCGTCACGCAACTTCGCAAAGATGATGTTGCTCTGACCGCAGGAGAGAATGTTTCTCTGCTTGGTAAGTGGATGCCTTCTATCAATGCTTCCAGTGCTGATAGTAAGCGTCTTGGTCGTCTGTTCGCAAAAAGTCTTGGACTAAACGAACGTCAGTATCGTAAGTTCCTGACTGCTCTTCGTTCTCAAATTAAAATTGTGGAACAGAAGATGTGTTCCAAAGAATGGTCTGAGATTGACTACGAACATCTTCCTTCTCGTGCCGGATTTATGTATCGTAAGGCATTCGCAAAGCAGGATGCTACTCGTTATGCAGAATATCTGAGTGCCGTGGAGAAAGGTGAGAAGAAAATCAATGCCGGAACCATCTATCCTTATGAGATTGTAGATAAGTATCTCTACAAAGGTGGCAGTCAAGATAAGACTATTGACCTGATGTGGGAGGCACTGCCTAACTATATGGAAGGTCAAGAACTCAATGGTCTTGTTGTTGCCGATGTTTCTGGTAGTATGATGGGAACTCCAATGGCAGTTTCTATCTCTCTTGCGATGTATATTGCCGAACGCAATACTGGTATTTGGAAAGATAAGTTCATTACTTTCTCTGAATCTCCTGAAATTCAATCCATCGTCGGTAATACTATCGGTGATCGTATTCGCAATCTTTCTCGTTCTGCTTGGGGATTCAATACTGACCTCAAAGCAGTATTTGAAAGTGTTCTGAATGCCGGAATCAAGAATAATGTTCCTGACGCAGAAATGCCTAAGAAACTTATCATTGTTTCTGATATGCAGTTTGACCAAGCGTGTGCTTCTAACAAACGCACCAACTTTGAGCAAATTCAGAAGATGTATCGTAAAGCAGGATATGAGATGCCTGAACTGGTTTTCTGGAATGTGAATGCGATTGGGGGCAATGTTCCTATGACCATTCACAATACTGGAACTTGTCTGGTGTCTGGTTGTTCTCCTTCCATTCTGAAAAGTGTCCTGAGTGGTAAAACTATCACTCCTGTGGATGTAATGAAGGATGCGGTGTATGCCGAACGTTATGCTCCTATTGGTGAGGCATTCAGTTCCTGAACTGGCACAAGGGGGGTTCCAAAGACCCCCTAAATGCCCTATAATGACTTCATAACCACCTGAAACTCTGATGACTGCTCATCCCATCATTCCCAAAATCGCATACATTCCCCTTGAATACACAATTCCCGTAGATGAGTTCGTGGAATTTTGGGGTAAAATAAAAGTTGCGCCAAATAAATTTTTAGAACCTCCCACACAAAAGGATTACGATGACTGGTGCCTTTCTAGAGCTGAAGATTATTTTTGTATTATGCTAGGTGATAATAATGATGGTAGCATTCGTTTGAAGAGGACAATTGACCAAAGACCCCCTAAATGCCCTATAATGACTTCATACACACAAAAACCTTATGATTGACGTTTCAGAACTTTCTTATCAAGAAATTCAAAACTTGAAAAAACAAATTGAAGAATACGATAATTCAAAAAAAGGACTTCGTGGATACAAAGTTGGATTTATCGTTCTTTATAATCCTAAGGATCGTGAATATGAAAGCATTGCTGATGAAGAATCATTTGCTGATTGGTTGTCAGACGTAATGTCCGATAATATTACCAAATCTTTTGGTTTTAAACAACCTGAAGATGTGATTCTAGATCATGTGATGGAACTGGATGATGGAGAAATCGCAGATCTAACTGAGGACACTTGACCAACTGGCACAAGGGCACTCCACAGGGTCATCAAATGCCCTATAATTACAGAGTAAACCAAAGAAATCAAATGCCTCCTATTATTGCTATTGTTGTTGCTGGTTTTACCTTTGGGTGGGTATGTGGGTATGTTAATCAGACATATTTTGCTACTCCCAATCAAGATAGTCCCCCTGCTCTCACTGCTCCTGCTGTTAAGTGACACTCTGATAACTGGCACAAGGGTGGTTGCCAAGACCCCCTAAATGCACTATAATGACTTCATATACACGAAGGAACTTCAAATGATTACTGGTGATGCCCTTCTTGCAAAAGTAAAAGAACTTACTATTATGGAACCTACCAAACCTGTTTCGCAAGAACAATCAATAGCAAGAACTCAACGTGGAATGACTGACAAAGAACAACTAATCCGAGTTAAAATTCTTCCACAACTTGAAAGTCTTTCCGATAATTTGTTTGATTGCCCCCTTCACAATGGCATAGAGAAGCAGCTTTGCAGGAAACTGGATAAAATTACCGAAGAACTCGTCACTATTTTGAATGAATAGGACACTCTGATAACTGGCACAAGGGTGGTTGCCAAGACCCCCTAAATGCCCTATAATGACTTCATAACCACCTGAAACTCTGATGACTAAAAAGTGCGTTCTAACCAAAACCTACCGATGGATGATTGTTTCTGATGATGGTCTTCTCAAAACACCTAAAGACCATTGGGGGAAAACAATCTTTGAAGATTCCTATCGTACTGAAGAAGAGGCAGTAGCAGATTATCAACGTTACATTGACATTGACGTGGAATTCCCCTATTCAGCGGTTCTTATTCCTGAGTATTCTGTAGATTACGTTTTTTGACCGCACAAGGGGGGTTGACAAAACTCCCCAACCTATGATATAATATATACAAATAGATGGTTCAGCAATTTACCCATTTTATAGGAAAAACAACCATCTAGCAAACAAAGGTCTCTCAGCATTTCGATTTTCTCCAAACTAAAATCTGGGATTTGAAAAACCTCAGTGAGACCTTGAAAAACAAACAACGGGAACGTGGTGTAAGGGTAGCATTAACAAATCGGCAATCTTGTATAAGATTCGGACAGCAATTTCTATTACTTTTTCTCCAAAAAAAAGGTTCAGGTTCGAGTCCTGACGTTTCCTTTAGATGATTCAGCAATTAACTGCTTGGTTATGCAAACAAAATCATCTAGTTTAATGGAAGGTAGCTCAGTTGGTAGAGCAACGTAAAATATATCTTGCAAAAGATATTCACAGCAATTAAACCGCATTGTAAGCCGTTGGTCGTAGGTTCAATTCCTGCCCTTCCTACTTATAGATAGTTCAGCAATTTACCCATTTTATAGGAAAAACAACTATCTAGAATTAATAAGAGATTATTCAGCAACTCCAAAGGTTAACGGTTTATTCGTGAATAAACTTAGAGAGATTCGATGCTCTCACTAATCTCGAAAATACGGGGAGGTAGCTCAGTTGGTAGAGCAACCGTCTATAAAAAGTCATCTTGTTGTTAAGATGCGTCAGCATTACTAAAAAACACAGTTGGTCGCAGGTTCGAGTCCTGCTCTCCCCAATTCACAAATTTATTTCTAAGTTTGTGTTGCTATATAAACTGAGTCGATAGACGACTCATCACTAACTATTCTAAGGAGATTAGAATGACTAAAAAATACGATGTAATAGTTTTTATTGGTCGGTTTCAACCGTTCCATAATGCTCATTTAGAGATTATTAAAAGAGCAATGGGACTCGCAGAACACACTGCGATTATTGTTGGTTCCGCAAATCAACCCAGAACATTTAAGAACCCATTCTCTTATGATGAACGGGAACACCTAATTGATGAAACTTTAATGATGATGAATGCTGATTATAGTATTCATCCAATTCAAGATACCATCTACAACAATCTTACTTGGGCAACAAGAGTTCAAAATATTGTAAATCAAATCAATCCCTTTGAAGACATTAAAGTTGGAATTATCGGATATAAGAAAGATGCGTCATCTTTCTATCTTGATATGTTCCCTCAGTGGGACCTGATTGAAGTCCCTTTGATTGAAGAACTAAGTGCATCTCAAATCCGAGAACTTTACTTCAAAGAGGACTATAACCCAAACTTCATTAAGAGTGTTGTTCCAGTAGAAGTTCTAGAACATCTTAATAAGTTTTCTAAGACAGAGGATTACGACCAAATTCTCCGAGAGATTGATTTTGTTGAAAAATACAAATCTCAGTATGCTTCTTTCCCTTACCCACCAACCTTTGTAACGGTGGATGCGGTCTTGGTACAGTCTGGTCACATTCTAATGATTCGTCGTCGGGCAGAACCCGGAAAGGGTCTTCTTGCCCTTCCTGGAGGGTTTCTAGACGCATTAAGCGACAAGTCCCTAGAGGATGCTATGATACGGGAAGTGAGGGAGGAAACTCAACTCAAGGTGCCTGGTCCAGTTCTTCGTGGTAGTATCGTAGAAGCAAAAGTCTTTGATGCTATTGAACGTAGCACCAGAGGCAGAACAATCACTCACGCATTTCACATCAATCTTCCTAATGG